AAGTGTATATTTGCATTGAAAGAATCGTTCTTTGACAGAGGCAAAAGAAAACAGAATATTGTAATTCGCTCGTTTCTAAATCGTCACCTGATATTAATTAAACAGAAATAACTGTTTAATTTTCAATTAGATAGAGATTGTATGATGTTTCGAGGTGTGGTAGGACAGGTTCTCTTTCATGCCTAATGCCACGCCCATTCCATGTACCTCATACCAGAGGACGTCGCGGACCGGCAGCGGGAATACCGGCCTGTCGTCATCCGTGGTGTTGTAAAGCTCCAGTATCTGTCCGGCTATGGGATGCAGCGGGATGAACGCCTCCACGTCCGTTTTGGCGCGGCGGATGCGGATATACCTTCTTCCTTCCGAAGTCGTTCCGATGTGACGGGGATGGAGAGCCCTCGTATCCGCGTAGGCCAGACCGGTCAGCGAGGAGAAGATGAACGTCCTGCGTGCCAGCTCCATCATCGGGTCGGGCAGCGGGGTTTCCATCATCCGCTTCAGTTCACTGCGGCTGATATGCCTTAGTTTAGGTGTTTCTTTCCTCTCGTATGCCACGTCCTCTATCGGATTGGCTCTTAGTATTTCCCGGTCCACGGCGATGTAGATGAGCCGGTTGAGCCAGCACAGGCAGTGGTTCACGTGTCCGTTCCTGTGTCCCAGCTCCTTCTTGAGAAAGACCTTGAACGATTCGGCGAACTCCTCGGTGATGTCCGAAAAGGCGATGTCCTTCATCCCGCGGGATTCGATGAACTGCCTGAGGTTGAGCTGGGTGGTCTTCGACTGGCGGTAGGTGGAAGTGGAGTTGATCTCCTTGGAGCGGACCCTGAGCCGTTCGCGTTCCACCTCTCCGGCCTGCAGGAGGTATTCCGGTACGGAATTGGCGCCTGACACGGTGGTCTTGAGCAGTTCGGCCGTGACCACTCCCTGGTTCCTCAGCAGGTTCCCGTACGCCTCTTCCAACCGGCTGCGGAAGGCGGCAAGGCGGTTGTTCTCCCTGGCTGTTTTGATTTCACACTTCTTGCTGTCCCAGTCCCCGGGTTTGCAATAGACGCCTGTCGTGACTGCCGATTTCTTTCCGTCGATGCTGATCCGGCAGAGGACGGCGGTCGTGCCGTCCGATTTCACCTTGTTACGGTTGATGTAGAATAAGAGCTTGAATGTACTGCGCATGATAATGATTGTTTAGGGATTAAAGGATAAGTTTCAAATCGCGGGTTGCCTCGACGAACCTGTCCATGTCCTCGAACAGCTTCTTCGGGGTTACGCGCGCGTATATCTGGGTGGTCTTTATGTTGGAGTGTCCCAGCATTTTGCAGATGGTCTCTATCGGCACTCCCTCCTCGAGCGTGACCAGCGAGGCGAAAGAATGCCGTCCCATGTGGTAGACAAGGTCCTGGCTCAGCCCTGCCATCAGGCGCAGGGATTTCATATTGGCCCTGAGCGTGTGGTAGTCCTGCGGCGGGAAAAGAGTCTCGCGGGTATCGTCCCGGTATTTCTCAATCAACGCGACGGCTTCCGGAAGCAGCTTGACACGTCCGAGGTAGTCGGTTTTCTTTCGCTGGTATTTCAGCCAGAGGCTGCCCTCGTCATCCCGGAAGAGGTTCTTCCGGGTGATGCTTACCGCATCGGCATAGGCGGTGCCGGTGTAACAGGCGAAGAGGAAGAGGTAAGGGGGGAGAAACGATGCGTGTCAAAGTTCGGTTGGTCTGAAAATATCTGATTGCTTTGGTTTTCAAAGCGTTAGAACGGGGTAGGAGTGAGCTGGGTGGAAAAACGAAGCGTTTACATCGCTTTACATCGAGCTTACATTTGAACCTTGTTTGAACGCCGTTCAAATGAATCTCTTTACATTAGGAGTGGAGTAGGGGAGAATTCAGGCAGTATGGTATTATTTCACTCCGATGCTTTGCCCAGGCCATACTTCCATATACAAAGATAACCAAATGGTGTAATTTATGCAAGTGGAGTAGGGGAGCGCTTCGCTTCTCTCCTATTTTTATTTATTAAAATTATTCCATATAGCTGATATTTGGTATATTTGCAGTGAAATAAATACTATATATCATGAGTAAAGTTATCCATGTACATTTGATTTTTGAGAAAAAGAACATCTACTTTGGTAGTATATCGGCCATTTTTGAAACTCTGACGGAGAAACAGGTCGGAATCACTAAGAGTAGTCTTTTACATGCTGGACTGGTTGATGACATTGCCAAATACACGAAACGTGCAATGATTATTCAGTCTCGCTTGATAACATGTACCAGAAAGGGATAAAATGCCTTAGAACGCAATTAAAAGCCGCAAAAGCGGCTTTTTTTGCCCTTATAAGTGTCAAACTATGATGGAAGGCTGTATTTATCCGTTTGAACGCTTTGAACGTCTTAAAAAGTGGAAAGGTTATTCACTTGCTTATTCATTTGGTTATTCATTTAAGCTATTACAAAAACGAAATGTTTTGATTGCTTATTCATTTGGTTATTCATTTTTGTGCCTATTTTGTTCTAATAAAACGGGGAAATATCTTTTTTTTATTTGGTATTCATCGGTTTTTATAATATTGTAGGGGGTAAATTGTATATAGATAATATTTATTTACTCCCCTGTATTTTTATATATTCTGCTGTAAAATAGTGATTTAACTGTTTTTACCTCCCTTTCCCCATAAAACACGTTTTAGATGGCATTGGCAACCGTAGAATCGCTTGCATCCGAAACACGCCCCGACTTGTCCTGTTTAAGTTGTGTAATTGTCTGTTTGAGCATCCCTATTTCCTCTGCCATTTCTCGAATGGTGGAGTCTTTTTCCCTTAAAACATCCAGAAGCTCCCTAAAATTATTGTTAGCTGTTTCTGGAGGAGCTGTTTCCGTTACTACTGGTGTAATTTTTTCGGCTTCTATATCTTTTAAAAGAAAGTCGTCGATTGATATTCTAAAAAACTTAGATATTTCACATAACAAACTCAATTTAGGTTCTGTATTACCCAGTTCATAGTTTGACATTGTACCTTTTTTGATGCCCAGAAACTCAAATTCATCTAATTTAAGTCCCCTACTCTCCCTTAAATATCTAAGATTCTTAGAAAAAACGCTCATAAATCTAAATTATTTGGATTAATACTTTGTTGTCTAAGAAACTTAGACTATATTTGCCACGTGATTAAAGTTTAAACACGCCCCAAAGCTACAAAAAAGGCTTGAGGTAACAATGAGAATTTAAAAAGAAGCAAAATGGAAGTAAAATTTAAAAAGGGACAAAGTGTGAGAATCACCAAGAGAAATGGTGAGATCATTGATGGTATAGTTCGTGACTGGGATTATAACATTTGTACGTTCGTGCGGGAATATAATATCGATTATATGAAAAATGGTCAGGTTTGGACTGTAATATGTGTTCCGGAGGATGCGATAAAGGAGCTTTAATAATTTTCTCGGGCAGTTAGTTCAGCTGGTAGAACAAACTAAACTCCTATAATGGAGAGGTTATGGTCCGCGGTTCGAATCCGCGACTGCCCACTACGATAATTTAAATATTAGATAGTATGAAAGAACGAATAGTTGTAGAATACGGTGAGGTGAATAAAATTGCCGAACTGATGGGCTGTACAAACGTGATGGTGAGTCATGCGCTTGCCTTCCGTAAGAACAGCAAATTGGCCCGTTCCATTCGTAAGCTCGCCATTGAGCGCGGTGGATCCAAAGTAGGTGGTAATCCTCAAAATACAAGTAGCCATGAAAAATGATTTGATGACATTGTTCAGCGACCAGCTGCACTGGTTTGCTCGTCTGAAACGAAAACAGCGCTTTTGCGTGCTTTACTTCTGTATGAGTTTCGGGATCCTGCTCTCTATTTTTTTTATTAATCCGCTGCTGGAACTTCTCGTAGTGTTGAATTTCGGGATCTCCGTGCGGCTGCTGAAGAAGCATGTCCCTTTGAATGATTTAGAGGATTGATAATCAAGCTGGGAGATGGAATACTTTGATAATATATTGTGTGTAACTTACAAAGAGTTGCTGGATATAATGCCCAAAGGCACTTTGAATAGCCAGCTGTCCCGAGAAAAACTGGATGTCGTTTCCCGTGGCGGTGGTGAAAATAATCCGGCTCTGTATGCCTATTCCTCCCTTCCCGAGAAATACAAGAAACGTTGGGTTGAGCGTCATGGCGAACCCGAGAAACAAATGAGACAGGAAATGATCCGTAACATAGTGAAGAAAGACGAGAAGGCCGAGAACTTTTTCGAGGATTACCGTTACGACAAGAACGGTGAGATGGTCGCTCTTCCCGAGGATGTGAAGAAGGAATACACCTGGAACGCTTCGGTGCTGAACGCGTTGATGGAAGAGTTCAAACGCTTGAGTTCATCCAATAACAAGCTGACCGGTTTCCGCCGTAACCTTTGGGAACTTCTGCTTGTCACGAGTGAGGAATGGCGTCCGGTGTACGGGCACAGTCTTCCGGGCAGTGTGGGGCGTTTGAAAGCCCTGATAAACAAGTTCCGTCCCGACAACTACGGTGTGCTTGTGAGCGGTAAATACGGCAACAGCAACACGCTGAAGATCGAGGAGGACGGCGGGCGTTACCTTGTAGCATTGAAACGCAGCCGCGTTCCGGTTTATACTGACATGGAGATCTTCGAGGAGTACAACCGTGTCGCTCCGGAACGTGGCTGGAAGCCCCTGAAGAGTCCCCGCAGCCTCCGCGAATGGTTCAACAGCCCGCGTGTCGAACCTCTGTGGTACGATGCCGTTTATGGGGAAATGAAGGCACACCAGCGTTATGACCGCAAGCACCGGACCATCCTTCCGGGCCGTCGTGACAGCCTCTGGTATGGCGACGGCACGAAGCTGAACCTCTACTATCGTGACGAGAACGGAAACAAGTGCACTACAAGCGTGTACGAGGTGGTGGATGCCTATAGTGAAGTCCTGCTCGGTTATTACATCAGCGACAACGAGGACTATATCGCCCAGTACCATGCTTTCCGCATGGCTATCCAGACGAGCCGGCACAAACCCTACGAGATCGTGTGCGACAACCAGGGCGGTCATAAGAAGAACGCGGCGCTGGGCCTTTTCTCGAAGATCAGCCGTATCCACCGCCCGACAGCTCCGTATAATGGCGAATCTAAGACGATTGAGAACATTTTC